TTATGCAACCTCTGCCGCCATATTGTCGCCAACATACAGCGATAACGGATTGAGAGTTACAGCTTGTTCAAGGTGGTCAGGAGCAAAGTGCGCATACTTCATTGTTTCTCGAATATTGGCGTGTCCGAGAATTTTCTGTAGCACCAGTATATTTCCGCCGTTCATCATAAAATGCGCACCAAAAGTATGACGCAAAACGTGAGTCTTCTGCCCTTCCGTCAGCTCAATGTTCGTTAGTTTGAGCATCTTCTTGAACTCCTGATAGCAGGGCTTAAACATTCTGCCCTGACGTTCGGACAACTCGTCGTAAAGCCATTTAGGAATCGGAACCGTGCGATTCTTCTTACCTTTGGTTTTGGTGAAGGTCAGCTTGTATGGAGAAAGTTGGGGGCGTGTAAGTCTCTCGGCTTCTCCCCATCGTGCGCCAGTAGCCAGGCACACCTTAACAATCATCGTAAGATTTTCTTTGCCATATTGTTCACAGGCTCGGAACAGCTCCGGGAGTTGAGACAAAGTTAGCCACGACATTTCTTTCTCAGCTTCTTTGAATACGCGAATCCCGTCCAGTGGATTGGGTAAACTCCACTCTCCTAATCGTCGCAGTTCATTGAACACCGCTTCGAGGTATTGCTGCTCGCGATTGACTGTTATAGGTTTGGCGATCCACTTCGCCGGGTCTTTGTGATAGCCGTTGTCTATTTCGCCACGTAATCGACGGTCGCGGTAATGAGCCCAATCTTTAGCGGTAAGACGAGATGCAATAGGGTCGCCCAACCCGTTACATACAATTTGAAGCTTAGCTAACCGCGACTTGCTGGCGACTAACGCTTGACCGTGCAAATTGTGCCAAAGCTGAATAATTTCGCTTAAGCGTCGGCGGTCTTCTTTCTTGCCGAGCCACGGCTTATCTTCACTCTCGCTTTTGGTAAATGCTTCGAATGCCTCGGCCTCACCTTTGGTATTGAATTGCCGACGTATACGCCGCCCTTCTCGACCATTTGGATAGAGCTCGCATAACCATTTGCCATTTTTTTGCTTACTTACAGTCATAATGTCACCGAAGCAACTCTAATTATTCGCAAAGTGCTGTTGCGGCATCCATTACAGGATCCAAAGGAATTTTTACACCTGCATACTCTGGACTGTCTTTCCAAACAGCATCAATATTGCTCCCCTCAAGCTTTCCAGACTTTACTCCATCAATAGCAAAACCATTTAATGGGTATCGGTCATCAGTTGCTTTATCGTACACAAAGGCATACCTACCGTTGACGCAAGACACCGTAGCTTTTTCAAAAGTTAACGGCCAATCGTCACCAAACTTAGCGCCGTCTAAATCCTGTGTTTTTTCAGCGGCTAAGGAGCCCAAAGAAAAGGTAAGAAGCATAGCTAAAAAGAGTTTACGTTTCATAATTTCCCTTATACGTGTTTTTCCAATGTGAAAACCACAACCCCGGCAGGCATAATGTCGGTAATGTTGCATTCAAACTCAGCAGACTTATTTGACAATCTGACTTTTCCACCAGGTAAACGAATTACATCAAAAACATCAAGAGCGCCGTCGATATCAATTAACCAGCGGCCATTACTTATATTCGAAGCAGAACAGTCGACAAGCCAAGAGGCGGTTACACCGTCAACAAAAATCAATTCCCCTGAGTTAGAAGGAATCATTGAGGGGTCAGGCTGCCACGTTCCTGCGTCCTTAAGCTCACCAGATTCAAGGCGAAATTTTTTAATAGAAAAAACAGATGTAACACCTTCCCTGTTAGCTCGCATTTGCCCCTTGCCTGTTGCTAACCATTCCAGTGACGTATCGGTATCAAGAGCGCATGTAACAACAACATCACCGGGGAAAAAATCTCGCCTTACCCATGTGCTAATTGTGCCAGAAGAAATGCCGAGCAAATCACCAAGCTCCTTTTGCATGGTAAAGCCGTACGCATCAAGAATCCTACGCAAAACGGTTTTACCACCATTCGTCATAATCTCGTCATAAAGCTCTTTGCCTTTTAACTTGCAACCGGCACGCTCGTAATTTGCATTTGCAAGCTCTCCATTTACAAGCCAATTGATATCAGCTCCAGTGTCAAGGCAACACCTAACTATGACGTTGCCAGGTATTGCATCACGCTGAACCCAGCCGCTAACGCTGTGTTTAGCGATACCTAGCAGGTCAGCCAAATCCTTTTGCATCTTGACGCCATAGGCTGACATTAAGCGTTCCAATACGCCGTTCGTTGCACTAACACGCCACTGAACATCAAGCTCAGAACTCATAAAAACCCCTATAGATAATTTTATGGGTGTTTACAGAAAACTTTTTACGATCTATAGTGGCATTCATCGACCAAGATGCACGCCACTGCACTACATTTCAAACAACAGGAGATAATGCGATATGTCAGATGCAAAATCAATCCCGCTGCATGACGCACAAAACTTACAAAATCAAACTGTATTGCTAGACGCTGGTCAGTTCAACGCGCTTGTAACCATGATGCAGCTATCCATGCAAAACATGATTCGTACAGCGATGTTAGACACCATGTCAGTAAAAGACTTCGCCGCCGCCAGTGGCGTTAGCGAGCGCCTGGTCTGGCAATGGATTGATGAGGGCGTCCTTCTTAAAGCTCCCACCAAAGATGTTACCAGCAAAGAAAAAGCCGCTAAGCGTAGCCGCACCCTTATCAACGTCAAAGCATGGCGTGACAAACTGACCCAGCAAGCTATCGATTGCCGTTATATCAACTAACAGTCATCGCTTAACTGAACTTGATTTTGCAAGTTAAAGGGAGTTACAGCATGTTAGATTTTCGTGTTTCGTCACATGCGCACTTTGACGAGGCCTGCAGAAAATTCGCAGCTACTCATAACGTGAAAGAACTAGCGAATAAAGCCGGAATCAAGCCGCATACGCTTTACAACAAACTCAACCCAGAACAGCCGCACCAGTTAACGCCGCGTGAAATCTGGACACTGACAGACCTGACCGAAGACTCGACCCTCGTCGATGGTTTTCTGGCGCAGATCCATTGTCTGCCATGCGTACCGGTCAACGAGCTGGCAAAAGAGAAACTGCAATCCTACGTCATGCACGCAATGAGTGAACTTGGCGAACTGGCAAGCGGTGCAGTTTCCGGCGACCGCCTCACGCCAGCCAAAAAACAAAACATGATTGCTAGCGTAAATGCGGGGATTCGCATGTTGTCATTATCGGCAATGGCGCTGCATGCACGTCTGCAGACTAATCCCGCTATGTCGAGCGTAGTCGATACTATGAGCGGTATTGGCGCATCGTTTGGTCTGATTTGAGGTGCGCATGCTGAAAAGTGAACCGTCATTCGCGTCTCTGCTCGTTAAGCAAAGCCCCGGCATGCATTACGGCCACGGCTGGATCGCAGGTAAGGACGGCAAGCGCTGGCACCCGTGCCGCTCACAGGCTGATTTACTGGCTGACCTGTCCACCAAAAAACAGGGGAAATCATGGCTATCGAAGCTGTTTCCGCAAATGTTCCGCTAAAGGCGGGCGAGCGTCTGGCTGGTCTCAATCACATAGCTGAATTGCGCGCGAGATATTGGGGCGATAGCTGGAAAGAGGTTGAGCGTTTTGTCGATGATATGCGGGATAAACGTGACCCACAATTTGAAGAAAATAATCGGGCGCTGGCCGCTATTTTCTTTCTGGCAAAAATACCGGCGGCTCGTCATGAGCTCGAATTAAGTGAGCTGACTACTGACGAGAAAAAGGCGCTTATTACAGCGATGAATCATTTTCGTGCAGTGGTGAGTTTATTTCCCAAACGGCTAACCATGCCGAATTAACCAAAACAGAAATTTAATGGCGTAAACCCGCCGGGATTCTTATTGCCCGAAATCAGGAGAGTTAATTATGCGTAATACCGAAACCCGTAGTTTTAGCACTGATAGTGATGCGCTGGCCGTATTGCTGACCGATGCCAAAAAAGAGGAGCGTAAAGACCGCGCGCTCGCTGTTTCCATCCGCCTTGAGGCGCTGGCTATCCATATCACCAAAGAGGGTATGAGCGGCCCCGAAGCTGCCGAACTGCTGCGCCGTGAAGCCACTCGCTACGAAAACGAATCACAGGAGCTGCACTAATGGCCGACACAATTGATTTAGCCCAACAGCGTGAGCAGGAAGACCGCGAGCGCTACATCAACAAAGCTCGCAGCCGTATCGCTGCGCCCTCTCGTTTCATCTGCGAAAAATGTGACGCACCAATCCCGGAAGCTCGCCGCATTGCTATTCCGGGAGTGGATTTGTGCGTGACCTGTCAGCAAATCGACGAGCTCAAATCTAAGCACTACAGGGGCGTGTAAATGAGCATTCGTATTGAAGTCGGCGATAAATGGGTAATTACCAGCGACCAGTATCAATTCATCCTGAATGAAAAGAAAGTCGTTAAGTCAGGTAAAAATACTGGCGAGGAATGGCTCGACACTATCGGATATTACCCAAAGATTAACCAGCTTATTTCCGGTCTGGCACATCACTACATCCATAATTCGGAGCTTCAAACTCTGAATGACATTGCCTCTGAAATTGAGCGGTTGGGGGTGTTATGTGAGTCAGCCTTTCATGTTGGGGCTGCGAAATAGCATATGGTTAAGGGCGTGGCAGACGTTATTCATTATCATGGAACACCTGTATGGGGTGACGCCGGTAATGTTCACCGTATTGCGGTAACCGGTGCTGGCGCATTTGTATCGTATGCACGCCCTGACCAGTTAGCTTCATCAATTAAATACGCCCTCTCTGTTGCTATAGATAACGGGGCTTTTTCAGCATGGAAGCGCGGCCTTGTTATTGACTGGCAGCAATTCTATCAATGGCTGATTCCTCATTATCACCATCCCAAGCTGTCTTTTTTTGTTATCCCTGATGTGGTTGAAGGTGGAGAGGCTGATAATGACGAGCTTATCGCAAAGCTACCGCGCTGTTTCAAAGACAAGGCCGCTCCAGTCTGGCACCTGCATGAATCGTTGCATCGTTTGGTTGAGCTTTGCCGTGAATGGCCGCGTGTTTGCTTTGGTTCGTCAGGTGAGTACGCAACTATAAGAACCCAGCTCTGGCATAGAAGAATGTCAGAAGCTTTTGAAACCATTTACTGCAAGCATAGTTTCTCAACGCAGGTACACGGCCTCCGCATGCTCGATGGTCGGGTTTTGGGTAACTACCCTCTGGCGACAGCCGATAGTACAAACCTTGCCTGTAATGTGCCGAAATTCGAAGTCAAATATCCGGAGCTAACAAAAGCAATCCGCGAAGCCGATTATGCGAAAAACCTTTCTGAAGATGAACTTAAAGCCGTCATTCTCAAACGCCGTTGCGCCATTCTGAAAAACACTATTGAGGCTGTTTCCCCTCCATCAATTGCCAACTGGTTATCAAAAGGGCTGACTCCGCTTCAACTGGAGTTGGCAATCGCATGACGAAATATACGTTTGCATACCCATGGAATGTTCCACGGTCGGCAATAGCCAGCCCATATCTTACCTATGAGCAACAGCACCGCCGCGACAGAATGTTCGCGGCTTTGCTGCATGCGAGAAAGGTGCTTTCTCTCCAGCCAGAGTGTGTGCGCTTTGACGTTTATCGCACCGCTGCAGTGCTGGAGCAAAATCAGGGCAGTCAACGAGCCAATGCCTTTTTAATCAGCTTCTGCAAAAAGGCATTGCCACGTCTTGAACTGGTCGCAAAAAAATACGAGTGCTCGGGCATCAACAGCAATGTATCAGCCGCTGTTTTCGATGGTTATTTTGATACCCAGCTTATGCAATATCTGGCGTCACGCATGGTCAATATGGTCGCCAGATTTAACCGCCTCCCGGATATGTCGCGCGCCGATATTGACCTGCTGGCCTCGGATATCGCTAATTTTATTCGCGCTGAACTGGCCGACATTGATGACACCGGATTTAGCGAACTCAAAACGCTATACACCTGGTACATGCGCGCCGGTTTTATTTCCCTGCAATTCAACGTTACACCGCCGAAATGGGAGCGTGTGACTAAAAAATATTTTGGCGAGGATGAAATCGCACCGGCAGTAATGCGCATGTTTAATGAGGTTTGGTGGCGCGGCCGTTTACGTCGTATTGCGTCTGCATGGCGCGAACATCTGCAAATTGCTGTTGGCAACGTCAGTAAGAAAAAGCATGCCTACGCGAGTAAAAGCTGCGTGACTGACTGGCGCGAGCAGAAGCGCCGCACACGCGAATTTCTTAAAGGGCTGGAGCTTGAAGACGAAGACGGCAACCGCATCAGTCTTATTGAAAAATATGATGGTTCGGTTGCTAACCCTGCAATACGTCGCTGTGAGCTGATGACCCGCATCCGTGGGTTTGAAAATATCTGTAATGAGCTCGGTTATGTCGGTGAGTTTTACACTTTAACCGCACCGTCTAAATATCACGCCACCACCAAAGCGGGCTACCGTAACAGCAAATGGAACGGTACCAGCCCTTCGGACACGCAGAGCTATCTAACCGGCCTTTGGGCACGCATACGCGCCAAGCTACATCGGGAAGAAATCCGCATTTTCGGTATACGTGTTGCCGAGCCTCATCACGACGGAACGCCGCACTGGCACATGCTTATGTTCATGTTGCCGGAAGACGTCGAGCGCGTGCGCCTCATCATCCGTGATTATGCGTGGGAGGAAGACCGCCACGAACTAAGAAGCGATAAAGCCAAAAAGGCTCGCTTTCATGCCGAGGCCATTGACCCGGAAAAGGGCAGCGCTACCGGCTATGTAGCTAAATACATTTCGAAAAATATCGACGGCTATGCTCTCGATGGTGAAATCGATGACGAAAGCGGTGAGCTGCTGAAAGAGACAGCCCCAGCCGTATCAGCATGGGCGGCGCGCTGGCACATCCGTCAATTTCAGTTTATCGGCGGTGCGCCGGTGACGGTCTACCGTGAATTGCGTCGTCTCGCTGATACCGAGACCGCACACGGTCTGAGCGTTGAGTTTGCCGCCGTCCATGATGCCGCTGACGCTGGGGATTGGGCTAGGTACGTTAATGCGCAGGGTGGCCCGTTTGTCCGTCGCGATGATTTGCAGGTGCGCACGCTGTATGAGCCGCGCGCCGAGTTTAACCAGTATGGTGAGGAAACCGTCTGCATCCGGGGCGTGTACGATTCCGCTGTCGGTGCTGGCACCCCGATTTTAACCCGGCTAACGCAGTGGAAAATTGTACCGAAGCGTGCCGTTGATTTGGCCGTTGACGTTAAGGGCGCTCCTGCGCCCTCTCGGAGTTCTGTCAATAACTGTACGGGAAGCGAAAGCGATCCACCGGAACTCGATTTATCAAAACCACTGAGTCGACGTGAAAGACGAGAACTGACAAACCGGCTCAGGAAGCAAAAGCCACAAATGCGGCGAAAATTCATTCACGGAACGAATGAGCAAAACGCAGTTGTAGCGAAAATTATCGACGAGATACATCTGACAACCGGCATCACAATCAGCCGGGGCGAAGCCCTGCACCTGATGGCATGTGGTAAAAGTTGTTTTGATGGCAAATGGCTACACGGAACAGCCAAAGGAGAAATTTTTTCCGCAGCACCATCGCATCAGGCTAAGGCCAGAAGAATTCTTAATCGTGTTGCTGCGATGACTGAAGCATCAAAACCAATACCTGATTAATTCGTATCCATATCATGAACATACAGCAATCGCCCTATTCGTTTTTTTCTTCCCATCTTTTACCAATACGTGCTACTGTATAAACATACAGTACTTCTATTGGGAGGGATTTCATGGTCGAGGAACATTTCAGCCGAGTGCAGCAGAAGTGGGCCTGTATTCAATTCATTGCAGAAGTTTCACTGATTGCAAATTGCAAACAATCAGACCTCAAGCTCGCCTTGACACTTATTGCAGACTTAGCGAGTAACGAGATTAATGATGAAGGAGATGATATTTACTACAAGGCTGAGTAATGTTGTCTCGAATAAGGCCACTACGAATCATGGTAAGAGCGCGATGATTGTCGTGGCCAGTAAAGTAAAAAAATGAGAGGATTAAAACCAGCTTCTCTAATCGAGAGCTTTAGCTATAATATGCGGTCGGTTTTAGGAGGGGTCAATGCCAACTGTTGTTTCGCTGTTTTCAGGTTGTGGTGGTTCAGATGCGGGTGTGTTAAACGCCGGTTTTAATGTCCTTATGGCTAACGACATATTGCCATATGCCCGTGATGTCTATCTTGCTAACCATCCAGAGACTGACTACGTTTTAGGCGATGTCGGTGGCATCACTTCATTCCCAACTGCAGACCTTCTTGTCGGTTGTTACCCATGCCAAGGTTTTAGCCAGGGAGGGGCACGGAAGGCTGACCGGAAAATCAATACACTATATCTTGAGTTTGCAAGAGCACTTAAGGTTGTAAAACCGAAAGCATTCATTGTTGAAAATGTATCCGGGATGGTACGAAGCAATTTTGAGCACTTACTGAAAGACCAGTTTAAAGTTTTTACCGAGGCTGGTTATAGGGTTAAATCTCAGATTTTGAATGCTTCACATTTTGGGGTTGCACAGAATCGTAAACGCATTTTTATTGTGGGTATTCACGAGAAATTTGGAACAGAGTTTACATTTCCTCAAGCCTCATACGGTGAAGGATTAAAACCTTATACCACAATTAAAGATGCGATTGGTGATCTGCCCGACTGGCCAACTGGCGAGTATTATGATACTGATTTCCATTGGTATTATATGTCTAGGAATCGACGTCAAGGATGGGACCAGATATCGAAGACAATTGTGGCTAACCCTAGACATATGCCTCTCCATCCAATCAGTCCAGAGTTAGAAAAGTTAGGCCCTGACGCATGGCGCTTCGTAACTGATGAACCAGCCCGGCGCTTTAGCTTCCGCGAAGCGGCTCGTTTGCAAGGATTTGGAGACATTATGTTCCCAGAAACAGAACGGGCATCAATGAATATGAAGTATACGGTGATTGGAAATGCCGTACCGCCTCCCTTATTTGAGGCGGTAGCAAAATCATTACCAGATATCTGGGATTAAATTAACTGACTCTCATCTGCCGACTTATCAAATAAGGAACAAATCTGATATGTCGGCGATGAGATATCTCGGCATTTCGTACGGTAAGATTTATCAAGCGTAATCGGTCAACAAAGATTGCTGCACCAATATCACTTTGGTGCGCCCATTCGACATTGTGCCATCGAAGGTCCTGAGGTAAAAAATAGTAGTTTGCCCAAGGATGGATAACGGGAAGCATATGATGAATCTTAGTTGGAGAAGCCTCCAATTGTTTAGCAACCCACTCATCCTTGGAACAGCCGCACTGAGCAAATGCAATCGGAATAGATGGGCGATTATCAGCCATATCATGCCAAGCCAACATATCAATACCGCCATCACCACGATCACCCTGCTTAAAGTGATTGATGGTAAAGTTTGCTGTACACCTGATATCTTGTGCAATCCGCGTAAGCTTATTGAACAATAACCCAGTGTAAACACCTGCATTTCCAGCACTAGCCCAACAAGGTGTCACTGTAGCGCCTACAGGCATGAGGCTTTTAAACACAGGTAAACTAATTTTTTCAAAAGCACCGGTTAACAAATGTCGTTTTTTAAACTTTATGTATTTCACATTTGAACAAAATAACAATGCTATGTAGAGTCTTTCATTCTCGGTAAACTCTCGATAGTCATCATATTTCAGGTAAATGGTATCTCTATCTTCCGACAAGTAAAAAGGATAATTGTCGCCAAAAAGAGCTATTCGCGTATCAATGAAAGTAATCGCCCATTGCCACTTTTCATCACAAAAAGTTCGATTTTTTGGACGAGGTTGCGCCACACAAATACTCGCAAGTTCACCCCGACTAAAGCATTTGTCAATACTGACAGTAGCCCAAATTTCCAGATAATCAGCCCACAAATATGGTTCATTATCTGGCAATGAATCCAAATTTTCTAACATTACCGTTCATCCTCTCTAGCATCTTCAATATGTCTTTTTATTTTTCTTGCTATAGAGGATATTTCATTAGCATGAGACTCCTGTCGCTCTGTAAATTTGTTATTCTTCAGCAGCATATCCCATACAACCTTTAAACTCGATTCAGCCATGTTAAGAGCTTCTTCTAAAGCTTCTTCTTGGCCGTTTGTGTAAAGATATGCTTCTTCGATATTTTTTGATTTAATCAAGTTATCGACAGCAACTTCGGACGCCACAATCTTATTTAATTTTTTAATACCGCGGCTTTCACCAATAATGGTTTCACCCTGCTGGTCACGAACAAAGAACCATGCAAATAGCTTATTTAAATTATCGAGATCTAGATTTTCAGCATCTAAATCATTACGATCTTCTAAACCAAGCCAATCAGTAATGTTTTTATAACCTAAGGCAGTAGTTATATACGAAAAGTCAACATCTGTTTCATTCATTGGCAAATCAAAAAAATCTTTATCTAAAGCTTGCTCATAAAGATTCAATGAAGTTAATAGCAGCCCGACATAATATGCCTTACTGCCAATTTCCTTCGCTAAAGATTTGAACAGAACATCATAGCTCTTGCCTTGGTAGAAAGTGTCACTTAATTCCTTAAGATACTTTGCCTTTGACAAAGCATCCCACTCTTTGACTCCAGTTATATGGCGATAGCCGATATACCTCAACACATCTTCACGATTCTTGTAAACCAGACACGGGAGAAGTTTTGGCTTGTAAGCAGCCTCGTCGAGGATAACCTGAACACCCTTTTCTTTTTTCTTCGGCGCTTTCAGGTCACCATTCAGAAGCTTAACGGCAGCAAGTCTACGGTTGCCTTCAACGACAACAAATTTTTTACCTTTCTTAACAACTAACAGGGGCTCGCCTGGGAAATAGTCCTGCTCCCCGATTGATAGCATTAGGTCTTGCACGCTCTCATCATCAAGCATTTCCTCTATGACAGCATCGTCAGAACCAGCTCTATCATTCAGTCTGTAAAAACGTGGGTTCTCGGGATCAAAGTCCAGTTTCCCAGTCTCGATATATTGGATTTCGTTAGACATTATTTATCATCTCAAGACAAGATTTTCTCTAGCTTAACTACTGATTCTCTGCATGTCACCACCGACTTAGGTTTGTTGCATCTTTGTGCATGAAATTGCATGCACAAAATCAATTTTTTTATCCTTTCCTTGCCAAGTTTGATGTAGCGTTGGGTCAATAATGCAGCTGCATTAAAACCGCCCCATAAAGCGGGCAGGCGTGGCGGGGAAAGCATTGCGCGCCAGAGGTGGTGCGTAATGATAAAAATTATCGTCTGAGCGCCTCGTAATGGCGCTATCGTGGTTGCTGTCGCTTCGTTGGTGGTCGTGTGTGTTCGTGCGCGCGTGGCGCGTCTGAGGCGTGATGGTGGCGGGGTATGAAAAAGCCGCCATGCTGGCGGCTTGAGGGGGATTATTCCGGGTTGTCGAGGGTGTACTCTTTGAATCTGATGACCTCCATGCCGAGCCAGTCGTTTACCTCCCTGAACCTGTCCTGTAGCGGCGACAGCTCGTTGCGCACAAATACCTTTGCAACCTTCTCAACGTCACCGAGTGAGCCGATATTCTCGGGCTTGCCGCCCATAAGCTGGAACGGCACGCGGTGCGCGTCCATCAGGTCAGCGGCGCTGGCTTTCTTGATATTGAAAAAGTCATCCTTTGTGGCGACCTCGCTCAGCGGCACGATTTTTATGCCGTCCGGTTTTCCACCGGGGGCGTAAAAAAACAGGTTCTTAAAGTTACCGAGCCCTTTCGAGTTGCGCATCGCCTCGCGTAGCGATTCGACGTCGGTCGCGCTCTGCGCCGGGTCGGTTACATACATGATGTAACCCGCGTGCGCGCCGTTCTGGTAATACTTGCGACGGAACAGCGTCGCGGATTCATTCAGCCATGCAGAATTAAGCGCGCTGAGATATTCCGGCAGGCCGTAAATCTCCTGATTAATGTCAGGCTCCAGCAGGTGAAATACGGTGTCAGGCGCGAATTCATGCGGCAGAGTGAAGTTTTCCACAAACCAGAAAATCGAATCATCAACCCCACGGCGGGTGTATTTGGCCGGTGAGGTCAGTAGCTTGATTAACTGGCCGGTGACGCTGTGGCGCTGTTCAAGAAAGGCGTTGCCGAATACCAGATAGTCGAGCGCAAAACGGCTGAAATCCTGACGGGACAGTAGCGGGTGCGGAATGTAGGTGCTCGCGAGTACGTTGCGCTTAACGTAAATCGGTGAGCTGTGATGCACGGCAGAGCGCAGGCTCTTTGCCAGCCCGGAGAAGCTGACCGGCGGCTCATACCATTTGCCGTTACTGATGCACTCGACGTAATCCAGAATATCGCGCTTGTCGAGCACCGGCACTGGCTCACCGAAGGTGAACGCTTCCATTTTTTGTGGTGCGTCGGCTTTCAGTGGCTGTGGTGCGCGTGCTTTCTGCGCGGCGGCTTTGCGGGATTTTTGCTTACCCATTAGTTGAACTCCAGAATAGATTTAGGCTGCATGCCGCTACCGGCAGAAAGCGGTTCGTTTAACAGGGCGTGCATGGTCGCCCATGCGATATCGGCGTGACTGGCTTCCTCGGTGCGGCTGGCCTCGTAGGTGGCACTGCGCCCGCTGCTGGTCATGGTTTTGCGAATCGACATAAACGACTGCGTGACGTCGGTTGCCCCGGCGTCGTACTCCAGACAGCCACGGCGAATGGTGTCTTTCGCCTTGAGTACCATCGCGGTTTTCATCTCAGGTGTGTAACGGATGCCGCGTGCTGCCGGGTAGAATGAGCGCACCAACTGGAACACGCCGAGGCCGAGGCCGGTTGCGTCAATGCCGATGTATTCGACGTTGTATTTCTCGGTCAGCTTGCGGATGCCCTCTGCCTGCGCGGCAAAGTCCATGCCCTTCCACTGGTGGCGCTCCAGCATGCGGAACTTGCCACCCGAGACCACCGGCGGCGCGAGCACGACGCACCCGGCACTGTCGCCAGTGTGCGACGGGTCGTAGCCAATCCAGACCGGGCGAGAGCCGAAAGGATGGTCGGCGAACGGGGCAAAATCCTCCCATTCTTCCATCACATCGACCATGCAGCGCTGCAGCTCCTCGAACGGGAATACCGATGCCTTATCGTCGACAAACTCGCACATAAACAGGTTTTTAAAATCATCATCACTGTTTTCGCGTTTGAGCTGGTCGAGGTCGAACAGGGTGCAGCCCCCGGCAAGGGCGTCCTCAATGGTGACAATCTGCCGCCACTGGCCATCGTCGCAGAGCTGACCACCGGCGAGCGCGCGGTGACTGATGTCGATTTCGATGCGGTCAGCGGTACTGGCGCGCCCCTTGTTGAACAGCTCACCCGACCAGAAGGGGTAAGCCCCGTGCGCCAGTGTTGAGGGGGTCGAAAAGTAGGTTGAGCGCAGGTGCTTCTGCGATGCCATGCCCGAGGCGACTTTGCGCAGTTTCTGAAAGTTCGGGATCCAGAATATTTCATCGACATACAGGTCGCCGTTATGGCTCTGCGCGGTGTTGGAATTGGTACCGAGAAAAATCAGTTTTGCGCCGTTGTTGCCGATGACAATTGGGTCGCCGGTCAGGTCGACGTCGACCAGTCGCGCAAACTGGATGATGTATTCGCGGAACACGTAAGCCTGCGTTTTACTGGCTGACAGAAATATCTGGTTATGGCCGGTTTTGAGCGCGCGCAGCAGCGCCTCGCGGGAGAAATAGAACGTCGCGCCAATCTGGCGTGATTTGAGAATGTCGCGAATACGGTGTTCCAGCCCTGCGCGGTACCACTGCAACTGATACTCGAAAGACTGGTCGAAAAATAATTCCTCCAGTTTCTCGATAGCCTCGTCGCTGAAAAAATTCTTTTTCGGCTTTTTGCGCTCCCCTTTGTTGCGGTTGGCGACGTTGGGGTTAAGGTCGGCCTCGTTGCCGGTCTGGCTGTAGCGGTTGACGCGCGCCAGCCGCTCAATCTGCCGCCCGAGCAGGTCAATCTCTTTGAAATCGCCGCCTGTCTTTTGCGGCTTGGCGATGAGCTGAATCAGCCTGGCCTCAAGGCTGCTTTCAACGCGGGAAATCGGCGCGATGCCGTCCCAGCCGTCGCGCTGCTTCCAGCTCTGCACGGTCGGGCGCTTGACCTGCAGCATTTCGGCAATCTGTGGCACGGAAAAGCCCTGCCAGTAAAGCAGCGATGCCTGTCGTCGCGGGTCATGCAACAAGGTTGTATCGGTGGAAATGGTCATTGATGCCTCGCCGTAGTGGATTCAGGGCAAGGCTACTTAATGGCCGTCAGTGATTCGCTAAGGTGCTGTTGTGTGGGCGATTGTCCAGCCGTCGTTAGTGGTCTGGCGTGCCCTGAGTCTGGAAACTGGCGTTGACCAGTAACCCTAACCTCAGGACTCCTGACAATGGCAAAAAAAGTCTCAAAATTCTTTCGCATCGGCGTCGAGGGTGATACCTGCGACGGGCGCATTATCAGCGCCAGTGATATTCAGGAAATGGCCGAAACCTATGACCCGCGCGTCTACGGTTGCCGTATCAACCTTGAACACCTGCGCGGCCTGCTGCCTGATGGCATATTCAAGCGTTATGGCGATGTGGTCGAGCTGAAAGCCGAGAAAATTGACGACGATTCTGCGCTTAACGGCAAATGGGCGTTGTTCGCTAAAATCACCCCGACCGATGACCTTATTGCGATGAATAAAGCCGCGCAGAAGGTCTACACCTCAATGGAAATTCAGCCGAATTTTGCCAATACCGGCAAATGCTATCTCGTTGGTCTGGCTGTGACCGATGACCCGAAGCCGCAAAAGCAGAAGGTCACGCTGAAACGTAAACCAAAAGAGAAGCACCTGCGCGCACTGGAACACCCGAAAGCAAAGCCAGTCAGCAAAAAGACAAAAGCCAAAAAAGAGCAGGAAGCGCGCGAGGGTGAGTATATGGCTGGTGAGGCCGATAACGTGCTGGCGCTGACGACGGTCTACGCTTCAAAGGCTCAGGCGATGCGTGCCGCACAGGCAAAGTGGGATAAGTTGCAACGAGGTGTTGCGGAATTTTCAATTACGCTGGCGCTTGGTAGGGCTGATTTGTTCCCTGAGACACCGGTGCGCGTGTCGGGCTTCAAGCGCGTCATTGACGAGCAGGCATGGTTAATCAGTAAGGTAACTCACAATCTGAATAATAATGGATTCACGACGGGCTTAGAGCTTGAGGTTAAGCTCTCCGATGTGGAGTACAGCGCAGAGGAAAGCAAGAACTGA